AGCGTTTGTCACCGCTTGGATCATCTTCATACTTGACCCCAAAGTTATATGGCGGGTCCGCGAAAATGATGTCCTGGGACGCAAGATTAACTCCAGGAATGACAAGAGAACTTTCTAGTCCACTTGAAAAACGATGTTGAATGATTTGAAGTGACATTTTAAATACGGGAACCAGGAGTCGAACCTAGTATTGTCTGGGCATCCCTACCAGTGCAAGAATGTTGTTCTCAGAAGTCTTATTAACCTTTAGACGATCCCATGAGGATATCAGGCAGCCGGTGTCACTTTAGGTGCAGCGGGCGATTCTGTAGAGGTCTGCACAACTGAAGCAGCCTGTTGTTCAGCGGCGACGGTTCCTGCCAACGGTGCCGCAGGCGCAGCTTGAGGGCCGGCGGAAGGAAGCTGAACAGGACGCGGTTGATTTGGATTCGGACGAGCCTGTGGGATCGGGCGACCGATGACAGGTCGAGCAGGCGCAGCGGGACGTGCCGGTGGCGCAGCGGGACGGGCTGGTGCAGCAGCAACAGGTGCAGCAGCAACAGGTGCAGCGGGCAACGCTACGGTCGGATGAGCCACCACTGGAATAGGTGACGCGGCGGGTGCAGGATGCGGAACATTAGCCGACCCAGGATGTTGGCTTTGGCCAGTACCTGGAATTGCAGGCTTAGCTGCGGCGGTCACAGCAGCAACCGGAGCACCCGTGGTATTGGGGGCGACGGGAAGAGTCACGCCGGCGACAACGGCCAAGCGTTTGATCTCGGTATCAACTAGGTATTTTGCCTGTGCAAATCCCATTGAAGCAGCCGCGACGAGAAACTGACGATCAGCATCTGAGTAAACTTCACTGGTTGACATTGAACGATTCCTTTTGAAAGGGTTTGGAAAAAGGTCACGATTTTTTGGCCAACTCCAGCTTAAGACTGGATACGAAAGCAGGAATACCAAGAGTGACAACATGGAAGATCGCAACATAGACTGTCTCCGCGAGATTAATTAGACCAGCAGCACCACGGGCAACGACACCTGTGACAGCGGATGCAAGGGGTCCAGCACCGGCAAAGGTCGCAAAGAGGTATACCGCTCCAAGGACGAAGAGAATGCCAGCCAATGACCAAAGGGCAACTCTCCCCTTGTAGCCGATCCAGTGATCTCGCTCCTTCGCCAATTTTGTTTCAGCATTCTTGGTGAGATCGGACTGCTTCTGTGATTGGTTATTCACATCACTCAGAAGCGGTTTTACCGCGTTCAGATCATCCCCAGCATCCGACAGCTCAGTATGTGCACCGTTAAGAAGAGTATCTGTAGTCGCGGGATTTCCTGGCTGTGTCGCCGCTGCTGAAATTTTGTGATCGGCATCTGTTACCTTGGAATGTGCTGAATCGATGTGGGTTTGCACGGCAACGTTATCATCTTTCACGATAGTGTATATACCGTCAGATTGGGTAGAGCCAAGTTGGCATCCACCAAACATCAGCAACAAACTGACGACACAGACAGAGAACAGACTGAACATCACTATTTTCATTTTAACTCCTAAAATTATACGATAATCGAATTCATCTGACAATCTCAAACGAAAATCGGGCGATGGTCTTGAGTTGACTGAGGCTCAGTTACTGGAATTTGTATCTCCTGTGATACCAATTGATTCCATTCCACTGGAATTTTGAATTCCGGTAGAATGACTTTGTAATTCCTGTGAAGAAATTGTCTGATTATCTGATCCCTCTTGAGAAGTTCCTGTATCATCAACACCAGTATCGTCTCTGTCGGGAGCTTCTGCGGCGACACGATCCCAACATTTTTGGCAGAGCAGTGTTCCGAGATATCGGAGGACGGTGTGTTGTCCACAGTCACAGTTATCACCTTTGTTCTCGCGTTCCATAATTTTCATTTGACCTGGAAGTTCAGGTATGTACTGGTTTTCATTCTTGTGCTTCATCTGATGGGTGTTGGTCGTAGTATTTTTTCAACTTTTTGATCGCAGTCATGAGACGTTTACGTTGATTCTCTTGTGTGCGGTTCATAGTAACCCCAATCTGTTCAAATGTCAATCCATCGACGAATCGCAGTTTTATTAGCTGGTGCTGTGATGGACTTAGGCCAGCAAGATTTTCCCTGAGTATCAGTTTAAGCCGATCAACTGACTCTGTATCGCGGATTTCCTTGTTATTCTGTACTGAGTATTCTTGATCGTCAAATACTAGACATTCTTTTTTGTTCTTCTGGCGACGAACTGTGCTTATAATAATATTGAAAAGACAGTGCATAGCCTGAGTCGAAAATCTACCTCTCTCTACATCGAAGTTACGAACTGCACTCAAAAGTGATTGTTGGCACTGACTAACAACTTCGTCGTTATTGTCGATGATTCTTATAAGCGTATGACGTAAGTAGGTGGCATACGGTATCAGTGGAAGATTGTTTCTAACTAGGAACTCCTCCATGTAATCAGCGAACTTCATCCATCGTTTAAACTCGCCGGCATCCGATTCTGTTGAAGACTTCCATCTCGCGTAGTTATATTTAAGAAAAAATAACTCTTCTTCTTGTTTTGTCAAAGTCTTGATTTTGTTTTTTGGTCTATCTCCCCCTCTTATTTTTACAAAAATCATAGATGGCATCTTTGGGTATGGAGGGCCAAAGACTGACTCTGCATTCTCCTGTTGAAATTTACTATTATAAACAAAACTCATGCGATCCTTAAATCCTGGATCATCAATTCAACATTTGATGATCCGCGAAATTCATTGATAGTAGGCTCGAACACAACATCTATCTTCTGACCACTACTCAGCAATGATGCCTGTTCACCGTGCTTGAACCACAGGGCCTTCATGGTACTCTTTCCATCACCCAACTGAAAACACAAATGATTTGCGTCCTTACCAATTGTTTTGACCTCTATAGGTGTGACTGATCGCACTATGAACAATGGCTTGCGGTTGTTAGGACCAAATGGTCCAAGCTTCTTTACATCCTGAACGAAGCTTTTTGTTAGGTCAGATAGAGAAACTTCTAGGTCGATCTTGATCGAGGGTGTCAAATCAATCTTAGACAGAACGCTTGCAGAATACGCATCAAACCGTGTAAGAAATTCTACATAGTTTTTCTTGTTCAGTTTAACTCCAGCGGCCATTGCATGACCACCAAATCTGCCAAGTAAGTCTTTGCAATGGTTCAATGCTTCCAGGAGATTGAATCCTTCAATGCTGCGACCTGATCCGTGAAGTTCCCCGTCTGTCTCAACCAGAACCAGTGTTGGAAGTTGGAAGTGATCCACCAAACGAGAAGCCACAATCCCCACGATCCCACTCTTCCACTCTGGATCAGAGACAACGACCGAGTATTTTCCTTTTACCTTCTCAGCAGAAGCGATTGCTTGTTCAGTAATTAGCTTCTCGGACTCTTGCCGCCGCCTATTTTGCTGATCCAGCACCACAGCCAACTCATCCGCCTGGGCTACCGTGTTGATGCCTTCACCCAGGAATAGCTTGATTGCTGTGTCGGGGGTGTCCATTCGGCTGGCAGCGTTGATGCGCGGGGCTAAGCCGAAGCCCACTGCATAACCATCTAGTTCCTTGCCATCGAAGCCGGCGACTCGCAGGAGTGCTCTGACACCGATGAACGGTGTATTGGCGAGATGTACTAGACCATGATGTGCGATGACTCGATTTTCCCCCACCAAGGAAACAACGTCCGCGATTGTACCCATTGCAGCGAACGCCATAAGATCGAAGAGAAGGACGCGGAACTCGTCGGAGACTTTGCCATCCGCAAATTGGTCACGGGGAGTTGTGAACGCGATGCCTAGACCCCATGCGATCTTGAAGGCAACTCCAGCGCCGCAGAGATCGGGGTTGGTGTATGGATTTTTAATCTTCTGCGAGAGGTGACTGTTTGGTGTCATCACAATTCTTGGATGAATACAATGACGGCAAGATGGAAGATTTTCTTTCCATTCGTGATGATCGGTGATGATGAGATCAGTTCCATGAACACTACAAATAGTAGCTGCATCGATTCCAGTAATTCCGCAATCTACAGTTACAATTACGGTTGTTCCATCCGAAATTATTTTCTCAACTCCTTGAACATTGAGACCATATCCCTCTTCTCTTGACGGAATGTAGTAATGAACATCGGCTGCAAGGAACTTCAGTGCTTTGTATAGGATTGTCGTTCCGCTGATTCCATCAACATCGTAGTCACCCCAGATGGTAATCTTTCTTTTTTGATTCACTGCTTCAAGGATGTCATAGACAGCAGCCTCAAGCCCAGGGAGGAGGTGGGGTTTCTGAAGTTGCTCCAATCCTGGAGCCAGATATTCCTTAGCCTTGTGGATGTTACAGATATTTCGATTAAGAAGAAGCTGTGCCATCTGCTGTGAGATACCTGCATGTGTCGCCAGCATCTCACACCGACCATCAGGCTCCGATATCGCCCATCGCTTAGACATCAAACCACCTCTGGTTGTTCAAGACTATTTTCCATTTCGATCTTCGGCCAGTCATAAGGACCACTGAAATTGTCGTCCCAGAATTTCCGGCACTCCTTCAGTGCAGGAAATTTGAACCAGTAGGGACGTGTAATCGGCTTTGTTGTTCCGTCACGTAGCAATACCGTTACTGGAGTGTTTGTTTGGACTCTCTTTGGATATCCCTCTGGCAGAATTCTCTTCAACGACTGCATCAAAGCAAAGGATGATCCGCGACGTTGGGCATTGAAGGCACGGCAATGTCCAACATAATCAGCCTCGAAGTCCTGTTGAACAACCTTCTCCTCCCATTTGTCATGGGATTCAAGCAGTCTCCCGGAGCAAAGCTTCTCATACCACCATTGATCCTGAGTGTTTAGGGTGAAGAGCTTCTGTTGTTGTAATGCCTGGGTCTTTGGCACGTTTCTAACATTGAAGTTCTTGATATCCATTGTCAAGAGCATGTGAAGCAGTGCATCGCGCCCGCCATTGTTCAGTTGTTCGGTGATGCTGTGAAAAAATGGCTGATCGTTTTTATGCTCATTACCAACTTCAAGGACGAAGAATCGTCGATCATCCATGCCGGCCGGAACAACCCATGCTTCATTAGATGCCATTAGAAGGTGAACGCAGTTTCCGGTGACTTCTGCATCAACACCCTTGGCCTCCGTAGTGATTGCCTCTTCGGTCACAAGCATTTTAAGAATGCTTTCATGTTTCTTATCACCGGCATAGAACGCTTCGTCACCAAATAGAATCACGCAATCTCGCAAGTGTGCATTGAAACTGCCGACAAGATGTTTTGGGTCGGTAACTTGCATGAAGTGGCGTCCAAATAAACTTCCAAGAGCCTTGGCGACAAAACTCTTACCGGTTCCCTGTCCACCTTTGAAAACAATTCCCGCATATCCTGGGGAATTTGGATGCTGAACCGATCTTGCCATCCATTTGATGAGATAGTCATAGTATTCCTCGTTGTTACGACAGATGTTTAGCTTCAGGTGACTTGTAAATAGTGAACAATCACCAGGACGAGCTTCACAGGCGAATCCTCGCCATTGGTTGTAAGCTCCTTCTACCTCTCGGCCGGGGGCGAAGATGATCTTGTCGAACTCCCTGCGGCGGGGATGTCTAAGCCACCAGTCGCCAAGCGGAATCTCTATAACGTTTCCATTTTTCTTGTTGGTATCACACACAACCATCTGGTTTATGTGCATATTTCTAAAATCTTCAAAAGTAATTCTGGTTAGACGATATCGGCTCATGATCTCGTCGAACTGTTCTTGGATCACACGGCACTTACCACCCCAATTTTTTATGATGCAATATTTTTCATTAAGTGGTGATAGGTTGGGATCGGAACAGAACTCCTTACCACGCTGAATCTGTCGGAGTGCGTACCGTTCAGTCATCGACCCTTTGTCAATAACTGAATCGCTGATTTTGAATCCAGGATCGGTGATGATCGAGTAAATCATCTCATCCGTGATACCGGCGCGTATGAGTTCGCAGACCACATAGAACAACCACTCGCTCCGTCCCTGAAACTTCTTTGGGTTGTCGGGATCAAATCCCTGAACGATAACCACTCTGCATCGAACACTAACGGATGGCGGAAGGTCTTCAACATTGTCAACTCGTGCAATGTTACCGCTGATTTGAACTGTTGGAACAGAAGAGGATGATCGGTTAACACCAGCGTCTCCCGGCTTCTGAACCATTGGGGCTTTGGTGAACTCTGAGATGTCATAAGCAAAATCTTCGTTCCACTCAACAACCTGTGACAATGCTTCCTGACGCCCCTTCTTTTTCTTCAGAGGATCAGGACGGTTGATCGACCCAGGGAGCCGCATTATTCGGTCAATATTATGAACGTTGTCAGCGCCCAAGAGGAGTTCGATTTGGAGGTTGTATCTCTTTGCTTCTTCGGCAAGCTCAAGGTTGTTATCAATGATGATCGGTTCTTTGAGCTTCCAGAATCCTTGGTATCCGCCACCGCTGAAGGTGATAACTGTTGGTTTGGGAAGACCTGGAGGATTTTTGAGAAGGGCTAGTGCGCGTGCTTGCTCCGAGACAATATCCTCTCCGGCGCGTGGGTCAATATCAACATGCAACCACCAGACGGCCTTGATGTCTTCACGGTTTGCCTTCTTTTCAACGTCTGTTGAAACCTCTCCCACACTGAAATAAATATTATATGTCTTTCCAAGTCTTTCCAACCATTCACAGCATGGGACTGCACTCTCAAGACGAAATGTACTGGTTATGATCGACGTGGGTTTTTGATTCTTATCAATGGCTGTTAGCACCCACCGGCGATCGGGGTGAAAGCGTTTCAGAAAGTCGATGCTGTCGAGATATTGGGGTGTCACGATTGGAGCACATGAACAAGTGTCGTTGGATCGAGGTAGTTAGTGAACAACAAAGCATTCTGAATCAGTTCAATTCTGTTAACTTTTCCAAGAAACACAGCGGCCTTGGCACCATTGAATACCATGATCTCATTCTGAACCTGAAGAATCACAAACGACTTTCCGCCTGCCACCTTGCGCTCCACATGCCAACACCGCTGTTGCGAAGTGAAGTGATCTATCTTAAGAGCACTTTCTTTGTGATGTGGCCATTTCTTGACATACTTAGACTCAATCCATATGTCGCGGCCGGCGAAGATGTCTGGTGTTCCCGCGCGTGCAGAGTTCTCCACCCTCATTGGGTAAAGATTTGCTTCCTTAAGAATTTTAAGAAGCCTGCTGTTCAGATGTATTTCTGCCATGATGCAACTCCATTCTAGCTTGGTGATTGTTTATTTGCAACGACATTAGAACAGTTTGGTGGAGCTGGTGCTTTCCATATTGCGTTCATCGTTGCAGACATGGTTGGAAGTTTCTGTGTCTGGTATGATTCTGGAATATCAGTCCATGTGTTTGTTATAGGATCAAGAATAAAAATAATTTTACCTTCGTCCTGAATGAATGTGAAGTAATCTGAAGTTGAACCATCTGCTTCTTCAGTATATACAATGACAACGTCACTTTCCCACGCCACCTCTGAATGAATCAACCCACGAACTGACTTTACTTCAGTCTTTACTTCTGAGAACATCATTACCTCGACACCAGCTTCAACGAAATACTTCATCGACTTGGTGAATGATTCCCCCCACCGTTCTTTCTGTGAAGCGGATGCTGCCGGCGCAACGACGCGGGTGATGCCGGCTTGGATCATGTGAACTGCACAGCGATCACATGAAATTAACGGCCAAGTGTAAAGTGTGTAGCCTTTAACAGACCGTTTAGCGGACAAGACCGCGTTCATCTCGCAGTG